TATCTCAAAAAAATGGTAACCCGTAATCGTTATTGTCGCCGTTGACCCAGAAGCAGCTCCGGTGCAGGCAAAGAAAAACGGCGTATAAATACTTGCAGACTGCGTATAAATGCCAAGATCAAGCTCGGTAATGGTTGGCGTTAGAACCTCTCTCTGGCCGTTTGAAATAACAGAGAGACCAGCGCCGTTATTTGCATCGCCTTCTGCGCCAACGCCAAGATATGTCGTCGCGTTTGTATCTTCCCAGGCCCATAAAGCCCTGACGACAGTTGGCAGAGAAGCATTAAAATATTTGACCCATCCGCCTAGCTTTTGAACAAGAGCAATATTCTGCTTATCAGGAATAAAACGTATAAGATTGCTTTCAGATATCGCAGCTTCGTTTAATGCAAGCGTGCGATTCTGATCTACGCCAGGAATAAGCTTGAGCGTTGAATGCGGCATCTATATCACCGTGTCGGCGTAGCAGTTGTAGACGTGCTTTGCGATGACCACGCAGCCGCCTCGAACTTCTTGCGGTTTTCTTCGGACGCCGCACTCTTCAGTAGCGTTTGATATTGCGTCTCATACGTGATTGGCATTTGCGGATCATTGCCTTGCGCGCTCGAGAAGTTGCGCTGATAAGCAGCAATATAGATCATGCTTGCCAATATCATTAATTCAGGCAGGTAAAGACTGATAAATGTTGTCGTCGTCGTGCTTGCAAAATTAGGATATGCAGCGCCTGTATTTGATAAATAGCTAGACAAAAATGTCGCATCAGACGCGCCAGGACCAAGGCTTTGCGGGCGATATGTGCCAACCAATTCGACAGTGTAATTTTGATCAGGGAAAGGCCCGACGTAAAAAGTATAATCATCGAACGGGCAAAAGTATTTTGGCATCGCCGTGTAGGTGTAATCACCATAAACGGCGTCTAGAAATTCTTTTGTCGTCGGCAAAAGAGGATATCGTATTGCCGCGTTAGGGTCAGATACGCCGATCGGCGTTAAGATGTTAATCTGCTCAGGCACAACAAACGTGCCGGCTGGGACAGCTAATTGCCGATTGCCTGTGGTGAGCGTGTAGGACGTGGTCGAGATTGACGTGAATAGAAAGTCTAGGTCTCGATAGATTCTATTCTCGGCATAGGTAATCATCGCCGGGAGGATGGTTAAAAAATTAGGGTCAGTCGTATCGACGACTGCCATCGTGGCAATTTGTTTAAGATAATTTGCGCCCGTAGCCGGCGTGCCGTTAAAGCTAAGACCTGTCGTCATCTAGAACCCCATAATTTAGGGCAGTTTACCATAAGACAGGGTCCGAAAGCTACTTGCGTCCCCATCCGCATAGCTCCTTTCCGATCCGGTTGTGCTCTTTGGCTTCCCAAATCGTTGGGTCTGTGTCTCTTGAGCTCCAGTAAATGGGCTTTGCTGTTGCGCAAAATGTTGCCTGCTGACTAATCGGGGCGCTTGAATCCATCGTCGTCGCGCACCCCGCCAGGATTAAGCTGACGCTCGCGCTCAACAGCAAGACGGGCTTCAAGGGCTTTATGTGCCGCATCTATCTGTGCCTTTAGGTCTGCCACCTGCTGCTGCGTCTTACCCGCATCAACAAGGTCCTTGGCGTAAAGCCAATCAAACATCTTACCAGCAGCCGCAAATAGGCTGCCAATAATTGTCAGGATGGCGTAGATCATTTGCCGGTGACGTTAAAGTCTTTAGCGGCAACAAGACCAATGCCGATCAGCGCATTCTGAAGGGCTGGCCAATCAAGCGTCTTGGTTTGCCAAGCTTGAATACCAACAGTGATAAGTGTGAGAATGCCAGGAATAGTTGTCAGAAGATTTTTGAAAATACCCATTTGATTCCCCTATTTCGTTAAAGCCAAAATTTGATTCTTTACATCAGCGATTCTCGCAGACCAGCCTTTGCCAAAGGTGCTCCAAATGGACAGGCTTTGCATAAACGCTAGGCGCTTATTGGTCACAGCCATTGCGACGTAGGTTTTCGTGGCTTGTATTGTTGCAGGCCCTATCTGGCCATCCTGCGTAACGCCAACAACTGCTTGCAGATATTTGGCCGCTCTTGATACGCCGCTGTTTACTGCAAAATCGAACACAGCAAAATCAACGCCAGAGGGCAAATCATCTCCAGAAATAGCATCCCAGTATTGCTGTTTATAAATTGCTGCCACAGCTGCATCGCTGATATTGCGAACGCTTTGGGTTGGGAGACCGTTTTTCTTTTGCCAAGCATCATAGACCGCTTGCGTAATGCCTTTCATAGTGGGTCCACCCGGATCATTTTTATGGTCTGAGTAGCCTCCTTCATACTTTAAGACCTGTTTAAGAGCTTGCGGATAATTTTCCTTCATTTGTCGGCCTTGTCGTCTAACTTGTCGAATATCTTGCCGAGCATTTCTTTTATTTCTTTCATGCTTTCAGCAAACTCATCCTTGCGGAGATAATGACTTGGGAGCTCAACTTCGATCTTATGGATGTCTTCCTTTAAATCCTTAACCGCTACCCAAAGTTCTCTTGCAAACCAGCCAAAAACCGCTACGGCCACGCCAAGGCCGAAATTGAGTATGGTTTGGAAGTCCATCATGTTTTCTCGCCCGTATACCACAGGAGATTCTCCTGTAGCCGTTTGTCTTCTGGGTCGAGCTCACAGGCGAGCCTGCCCTGTTCAATCGCTACTTCCGTCATCCCAAGACGATACGCCGCAATCGCGGCATGATCGTGCGGGAGAGACCCCCAAGAAGCCGCTTCGGTAGTATAAACTAATTCCTTATTTTTAATAGATAGGGCGCGCGTTGCGGCACCATAACTTTCTGCCCATTTGTGCTGCTCATAATATAATTTCGCCAACGCGACCCAAGGCTCGCGCGTGTGTGGCGCTTCAGCTGCCGCCTTGTGATACCAAGCCTCTGCGGCAATTTGATCGCCAAGCGCCGCATAGCATTGACCCAAAACGCGCATGGCGTAGCATCGATCGTTGACCCAAGTCGCTTCTGGCATTTTGAGATAGCGATTTAGCGCCTCAATCGCCTCTTCGTAGCGGTTATAAAAATAAAGCTCCCGCGCATAGTAGAAGGCGTTTCGCGGGCAATGCGGGTCTTCTTTGACCGATAGCTCCAGCGTTTCCATGTAGTGCCCCCGGCTTTTTGTCGGGTCAGGATGGTGGGTTATGAGTAAAAAGTCTGTGTGGGCCCACACCTCAGTGATTCGCAAGTCTGCGCGTATGTGCTCGTGGCAGGGATGGTGCCAGTAATAGCCGTGGCGCGCGTGGATCTTTTCTGAATAGAAAACGATACCTAAGCTCCAATCGAACTTATAGCGTAAGTGCGTCGTTTCTGGCGTCCAGACACGCTCTATTTCCTCACGCCAGCCGGGTTCCATAACTTCATCAGCATCAAGGCAAATGCAGACGTCATAGTCTTTTGGGATCAGCATCAGCGAGGCGTTTCTGGCGTGATCGAAGCGCCAAGGCGTTACGCAAATATCATGAACAGTGACGCCGTTTTCCTTTGCGATCTTTACTGTATCGTCCGTAGAGCCAGTGTCGGCTATGAGGAGCAAGTCTGCGTCTTGTGCTGATTTGGCCCAACGCTCAATAAACTGCTCTTCATTTTTTGTGATCGTATAGACGGCAATCTTTAGTTTCTTTTCCATCTTTTTTCTGGCCCCTTCTCCAAAAAATAGATCCAAATATTGTGGGCGATTCTTTATTAGCCACGGCATGGCTTCGTCATGCAGCTTTTGCGTGTTTTGTCCTAATGTCTGCGAGCCAGCATGATGCACATAAGCGCGGGAGATATAATGCGTGTATCCTTTCGCGTTGAGGTCTTCGCACATTACGTCGTCGCTATACCACTCAATTGGCGGCAGGAAAGTATCCGCATACATTTTCTTTGATAGATAATGGAAGATTGGGCTTAGTCTTTTGATTGGGCGGCATTCATGTTCCCAAGACCATTTTCCGTATTCCAATTTATCAGTTGGCGATTGCTGATAGCGTATGTTTTGGGTATAGCGCGTGAAATCAGTGTGTGCCGCGACAATGCCAAGCTTGTCGCCGTGTATTGCTTTTAGATTGTTGATGTCTTCGCATAGCAAGCGATAACTATCAGGCGTTAAAACCAGATCATCAGCGCAGACGATTACTTCATCATATTCTTGAAAAGCTATTTTTAGCGCGACGTCATATGATTTGGCGGATGTCTCTTGCTTTGGGCTATAGATTAG